CAATTGGTAACTTAGCATCAAAGAAAGAAGTTGAAGATGCGCTAGAAGGTAAGGGTGTTGCTGATATGTCGAGAGCGAAACAAATTAAGAGTTTGTTCCGTATGATTACACCACACTTAAATCTAAAAGATATTCCGATGATTGTTGTTAATCACACATACATGGAAATTGGAATGTTCCCGAAAGCAATTGTTGGTGGTGGAACGGGTTCTTACTATTCAGCAGACAACATCTTCATCATCGGAAGACAGCAAGAAAAAGAGGGAACAGAAATTGTAGGTTACAATTTCATTATCAATGTGGAGAAGAGTAGATATGTTAAAGAAAAATCTAAGATACCTGTTAGCGTATCTTTTGACGGTGGTATTAGCAAGTGGTCTGGTTTACTTGACCTTGCTCTTGAATCCGGTCATGTTATCAAACCTTCCAATGGTTGGTATTCTAAAGTAAACAAAGAGACTGGAGAGATTGAAGACAAGAAGTATCGCATCAAAGATACTGATACGAAAGAGTTTTGGATGCCAATCTTAATGGATAAAACATTTAATGATTGGGTTAGAATTAATTATCAAGTTGCAAGTGCAGATATTATTAATGATGACGATGTGGCAAAGGCGCTTGCAGAATTAGATGAGTAATTATACTTTTGTTCCTGCCGAAGAAGGTTACCGTGTTAAAGTATTGACAGGTGAACTAGAAGGTTGTATTATTCAATTTGGTCGAGTTTCGTTTGAAGAAAAAAACGACCATGCTAAAATGAACTTTGATTTTCTTATGATTGAACATAACGAAAAAAGCGTAAGACTATCAGAGCAAGAACTTGAAAAACAAACCGGTGATATCTTAGTTGATATCATCGAAAAATCATTAATGACAGGAAGTGTAGTTTATGCCAACGGAACGAATTGAAAGAGCGATTCTTGGTCATCTTATCCATGACGAAGAATATTGCAGAAAAGTTTTACCGTTTTTGAAAGATGAATATTTTCATGATGATACAGAAAAACAAATTTATAAAATTGTAAATGACTTTTTGTTGGAATACAATGCAAGACCGTCAGTCGAAGCATTGAAGATTGAAGTATCGAATCTAAAAGGTCTTACTGAAAAGCAATATGAAACACTACAAGATATTGTAGAGACACTTAAACCTGAAGACACAAATAAAGATTGGTTACTTGACCAGACTGAAAAGTTTTGTAAAGACAAATCTGTATATAACGCTATCATGAAATCTATTACTATCTTTGATGGTAAAGATAAAAACATGAGTAAAGATGCTATACCTCAGATTTTGTCTGAGGCGTTGGCAATCTCATTTGACCCAAATGTCGGTCACGATTACATTGAAGACTATAATAATCGATATGACTTTTATCATAGAGTAGAAGAGAGAATCGCCTTTGACTTAGAGTATTTCAATATAATCACAAAAGGCGGTCTTCCAAGAAAAACCCTAAATGTCGCCCTAGCAGGTACAGGGGTCGGTAAATCGTTGTTCATGTGCCATGTCGCCGCATCTTATTTGTTGCAAGGCAAGAATGTCTTATACATCTCTATGGAAATGGCAGAAGAACGCATCGCAGAGCGCATTGATGCGAACTTGCTTGATGTGACAGTAGACCAGTTGGTTGAACTCCCAAAAGCCTTCTATGAGAGTAAGGTGAGCAAATTAAAGACTAAGACACAAGGTAAGTTGATTATTAAAGAATATCCTACCGCATCTGCCCATGCCGGCCACTTTAAAGCACTTTTGAACGAACTTTACCTTAAAAAGTCTTTTAAACCTGATGCTGTGTTTATCGATTATCTAAATATATGTGCGTCACAAAGATTCAAACACGGAAGTAATGTGAACACTTACACTTATGTTAAGGCGATTGCCGAAGAATTGAGAGGTTTGGCAGTAGAACATGATGTTCCTATTATTTCTGCCACACAAACAACAAGGTCTGGTTTTTCTAATACTGACCCTGGTCTTGAAGATACCTCAGAATCATTCGGTTTGCCTGCCACAACTGATTTCATGTTTGCACTTGTTTCCACGGAAGAGTTAGAGTCCGCCAATCAGATTGTTGTAAAGCAGTTGAAAAACAGATATAATGACCCTACGAAATACAAAAGATTTGTCGTGGGAATTGATAGGGCAAAAATGCGTTTGTATGACTTAGAAGAATCCGCACAAAAGGATTTAGTAAACACTAACATACCTGAAACAGAAGAAGAAAATGACAAACCAGATTTCTACAAAGGCGCTAAGAATAGAAATAAAAGAGATTTTTCCTCTTTTAAATACTGAGAAGTATTGCCTGAATACTCTTAACGGAGTATTAGATTCTGTCAAACCAAAACTTTTCAACAAACCAGTCGGTATCTCTTATCTCAAAAGGGTGATTAAAGGCGCCCTTAAAGACTACAAAGTAAACTTCAGAACATACGAAGACTTAAAGATTGACAGCAATCATTTTGTTGTTACCGGTTGGTTTATTCCTGAAGATGATGATGACGATACGGACATTAATCCGATTCAGTTAAATTGTCATATGAAGGCAGATTGTGATGTTGTCGAATTCGCCAATGAAGACAGATGGCATATGTTCAAGTTTAGAATCATTCAAACTTTAATGCATGAATTAATTCATCAAATTCAATATCAGATTCGTGATGGTGAAAACATTGATGGTCGCCTTTGTTATCGCAGTAAAGAATTGCGTAAACGCAGAAAAGAATATCAAGAATACTTGGGCGATTACGATGAAATTCAAACTCATTCCCATGACCTATACATGGAGATGAAACAATATTATCCGGGATTAACTGTAGACGAAATATTCTCATTGCCGTCAACTTATTTCACTCCAAATGATGTAACTACTCTGTATTCATATTATCGTGAATTCAAACATAATAAAAAAGTAGCACCCATCAAAAAACTAAAGCAATTCACTAAAGAATGGCACGAATTCTACGCCAATAAATAATGTAACAGACTGTTGTATTTTTACAACAAAACGGCAAAAAAGACTTGACAAATCGTTTGCCGAATGTTACACTTAACCTATAGCGTAGAAGACCATGATACAGACACTTAAAACCTACATCAAAGAACAGAAGAACACCCACATGGAACATGTGGAAGATGAAATCTTCAATAATGGTGTTGAAGGAACTCGCAAAGCAATCAATTTTCTCCGTGATTTGCGAGACATGCTTGCTGGTCATTCAAAATCAAAAATTGTATCTACTGTAAAATGGGATGGCGCACCTGCTATTTTTGCAGGTATCGACCCTACAGATGGTAAATTCTTTATCGCCAAAAAAGGCGTATTCAATAAAAATCCTAAAGTATACAAAACTAATGCAGACATTGACGCCGACACTTCTGGCGATTTGAATGCCAAGTTTAAAGTAGCACTATCAGAATTCAAAAAACTAGGCATCAAATCTGGTGTCTATCAAGGTGACTTGATGTTTACCAATGACACGAAAATCGAAACTATCGATGGTCAAAAATACATCACCTTTCATCCAAACACAATTGTCTATGCTATTCCAGCAGATACACCCCTTGCAAAGAAAATTCAAAGTGCAAAGATTGGTGTTGTTTGGCATACAATCTATGAAGGAAGCACCTTTGAAACAATGTCAGCATCATTTGGACAGTCTATTGTTTCAAAATTCAATTCAGTTTCTAGCATCTGGATGTGTGATGCGACATATCAGAATGTCTCAGGAACCGCAACATTTACAAAAGCAGAAACAGACGAAATCACATCAACTCTATCAGAAATTGGTCGTATTTTTCAGTCTGTGCCTGCCGATGTTATAAATAACATAAGAGATAATGAGAGACTAAAAGCATTGGTGAAAGAATATAACAATTCTATCATCAAAGCAGGTAAAACAATTACCAACACTAAGTCTCACACGACAGGTTTGTTTCATTATATTCATGACAAGTTTCAGTCTGAAATTGACAAGTTGAAGAGTGAGAAAGGTAAGACTTCAAAAACGCAAGAGCGTGATGAGGTTCTAACTTACTTCACAAAGCATAGTCAAAGTGACATTGCTAAAGTGTTCGACCTTATGAACATGTTAGCAAATGCAAAACAAGTGATTATTAATAAGATGAACCTGGCAGGTCATATCCCAACATTCTTGAAAACGAAGAATGGATTCAGAGTTACGAATGTTGAGGGTTTTGTTGCTATCGATGAATTGACTGGCGGTGCCGTCAAATTGGTTGATAGAATGGAATTTAGTTATGCGAACTTTTCACCTGATGTGATTAAAGGTTGGCAACGATAAGCAACCAATGGATAACGGAGATTAAATGAAAAATTTTAAAAGTTTTGTAGCACAGATTCAAGAAGAAAAATCCAAATCGGTTGTATTTGCTTTTGGCAGATTCAATCCTGTGACTATTGGTCATCAAAAACTTTTTGAAAAAGTCGCATCAATCGGTTCTTCAAAAGACCATCATGTTGTCTTTGCGTCACATTCGCATGACAATAAAAAGAATCCCCTAAATCCAAACGACAAATTAAAATTCTTGCGTAAAGCATTCCCAAAGAACAATGTGGAATTGACTAGTCGCACAATGCCTAGCACACTTCAAATTATTGGTCATCTATACGACCAAGGTTATCGTGACATTACGATGGTTGCTGGTAGTGACAGAATTTCAGAATTCAAAGCACTTGTTAAAAAATATAACGGTGTGAAATCTGCACACGGTTTCTACGATGTTAAATTCGATGTTGTATCATCTGGTGACCGTGATGCTGATTCTGAAGATGCCTCTGGTGCATCTGGAACTAATATGCGTATGTATGCTAGAAATGATGATTTTACATCATTCAGAAAATATACACCTGCATCATTAAGCGATGCAGACGCTAAAAAAATATTCAATTTAGTTAAAGGAAATTTAACTGAATTAGCATCACAAGAAAATCTAATTTTTCCTAGTGAACAAATTAGAGAAAAATTTATTTGTGGTGAAATTTTAAATCCTGGAGATACTGTTCGTGATATCTATGAAGATATTGAATATGAAGTAGTATCTAGAGGAACAAATTTTGTTAAAGTAAAAGATTTCAATGGTAAGGTTCATAAGAAGTGGGTTTCAGATTTAATCGAAGCGAAAGATGAATCTATCGAAGAGGCATCCACACCAGTTTATGATACCTATATCAAAGGTGGTTCTTCTTATGGTGATATTGTTAAAAAATATGGCGCCAATAAAGTAAAAGAGATTATTAGAAATCTAACTAAAGAAAGAGATTCTCTAAGAAAACATTCTGGCGATTGGGCGGGACCTGCTCATCTAAAAGACCACGACTTTGCTATTCGTGGACTAAAGAATAGCATAGGTGAAGAAGTTGAAGAACTTGATGAAGGTCGCCCATCACAAAGACATCCTTTAGAAGGACATGAGTATCATAAAAAGACTGATGCTGAATTAGAGTATATTGCTAAAGACGCAC